GTTTCACAAACGGCAGATCTTCGCCGTTAGGAGCAGGAAGGAAACGGATTACGGCATAACCATTACCGCTCTTATCGCATTCGAGTTTCCACAGACGCTCATCACCTGAAGCGTTTGCATTACTCATTTTTTCGACTTCTTTGACCAGTTTGGCGGTCAGAGAGCCCAGTTTGGATTGCTTTTTAAGATCAGCAAAAGACATTCGGATTACCTCGGATTTTTTTGGATTTGTCGGGTTTGTTGGATCGACTTGGATAGTATAACAGCGTTGCCCTCAGGTGTCAATGCTTTCTCTGAGAGAATCAATGGTTGCACACATGCTGTCGAATAAAATCTTCATATCAGTATCTGGTGGAAAACCCATAAACTCTACAGATTTACGAAGATTTTCTTTCATTTCAATTGCTTGAGGATCATTTGAAAGAGACAATCTAGTATACATCACACGTTGTTTTTCTAACAATGTCGTGAGTATTTCAACATGTTCAAGTTTATCTTCACGGGACATTGCTCCAAAACGTAATATACTTTTGTAAATTTTTTCTTGAAGTCTATTAATCTGACTCAGTTCTTCCTGAATAATTTCGGATTTGAAAAAATCACTCATCTAAAATTTCCCGTAAAATTTTTTTAAACTTGAATATATCAATATTTAGGAATGGATTATATTTTTGAATTTTTAAACTTACGGTTTCCCACACAGGGTCTAGCAGTTTTTTATCAAATCTTTCTCTAAAAGATAATATCTTCTCGCAGATTGATAAAGTTTCAATAGATATTTCTCCACCAAGGAACTTTTTGAGTATAGGTGGATGACCTTTGGAACAATTGAAGGCATCCTCTAATTTGTTTTCCGAGAAGAATTCTTGCATTTGTTCTTTGTACAAGTAACTCAAACTCTGCTGTCGTTTCATCCACTCGGCGTAGTTTCTTTCGCCAGAATTGATAATTTCTCCAATCCATAAATTACCTGGTGTGTCTGATGCAACAAAATTAGATACTAAAAAATCTACGATTTCTTTATCAGAATACTTACGAGAAGTCTTCTCAAACCAGTACTTATCCTTTCTTTTATTAAAGGATGTCATACTAGCACGGGTTTTTGCTCCGTACTTAAAGAAATCGTATTTTGGATTTGTAAAGTGATTTTTGAGTGACAAATAATGTTGATATGTTTCAAATGGTGTCACGATCATATAGGAAGTTTTGCTCTCGAAGTTTTTTTCATAAAGTTAAGTTGAGTCGCATCCCACTTCAGTTTTTCTTTCAGTGGTTTTGAAACTAACTTTGCAACCGATTCTACTTCAACTTCATTGATTTCGCAATAGTGGCAAATAGCATCAATATAATTGAATTTTTCTTCTGCAACAATTTTTTCAATCTCTAGGGCAAACCTAGATGGTGTTAGAAACTTCTTTTCTATTACCTGTTCCAGTTCCTTGTTCTTTTCCATAAAGTTCAAGTTTATCTCCAACAAATTTTCTAATATATTTGTCGAGCAATTTGATGTACTTTGCTTTATTTCTTTGTTCATAAACTACACATTCTCCATTTTCGCAAGACATAATAATTACAAGTTTTTTGACCATGATTCCAGTCATTTCGTAAAGCATACATCCGTATGCCATACATTGAACAAAATAGTGCTCGATCCAATCTTCTGGTTTTGGTTTTGCAGATGTCTTAAAGTCGATTATCGCTAGCTCACCGTTATATTCGGCAATACAATCAACAGTTCCAGCAATACCAAGTTCCTTACTATATAGGGAACTTTCTAAAGCATGAATATTATTTATATTATTAAGTGTTGGTTTCGCAATTTTGAATAAAAAATCTGAAATTGGTTGAACTTTAGGTAGGTCTTCATTTTTAAGGTGATGCTCAACGAGAGTGTGCATATCAGTACCACGGCTAGTTGCCTTTTTAGTGATCTGATTAGCTTTTTCTTCACCTACTTTTTTTCTCCAATTAATAAAAATTTCCTTATTAAAATGACTGGTCACCGAAGTAATGGAAACCAGTCTAATAAGATCTTCTTGATTTGGAACTTTATAATAACGAACTCCATCAATAGTTTCTCTGTCGAGAGATGGAAGATTCAAATCAATATGATTAAACATTAAAAACCTGCATCAATTTTTGCTGTAAGGTATTCTTTAACAAGACCGGATCGAACAATATCTTCGATTCCAAATTCAATTATATCAAATGATGGCATTTTACGCAATACATTCATGAAATCAATGATACCATTTCTCTCATTTGATTTAGTTAAATCGGATTGTCTTGCATCTCCACAGAAACAAATTTTGGTATTTTCCCCAACACGAGTAATAATAGAATCCAACTCATGAAAATTCATGTTTTGAAATTCATCGACAATCAGAATAGCATTATCAAGAGTAGTTCCACGAAGGAATGATGTGCTCCAAAACTTAATTGTTTCTTGAGATTTAAGATTTCCATAAAGCATCTCAAAATCTGCATCTGAAGGCATTTGGAACATATACTTGACCATATTCTTGTATGGAATCTGGTAAATATCTGCCTTATCATCATGATCCCCAGGAAGAAATCCAATTTCTCTGGTAGCAACCAGTGATCTTACAAGGTATACTTTTTCATATGGTGTGTGCTCTGAAAGCACATCCATCAGGGCATTATAAAGTGTAATGAATGTTTTACCAGTGCCTGCACAACCATATGCAACTAGATGTTTTCCTTCTTTATAAGAATCAAATAATCTTTTTTGATTTTCCGTAAGTGGATCAATATCAACCAAGTATTCTTGACTCAGAGGTTTTCTCCTCTTCATCTGCTTTGCCGTGAGACCAACCCCAATTGGTTGCTCTACAGATGATCTTTTTCTTCTTGCCATGTTAAATCTTTTTTACTGTTGAACCGGGCATTTTGGATGCTCTTCCAAGAACATCATTCCATCCAGGGTGTTTTGAAACCAGTTTATTCTGCCAATCTCCAACTTCTCCTGGAGTAGCACAACCTTCAGACCAATCTCGATGCCATTCTGGATTTTCTTTATACCATTGCGAAATGTCATGAACACTCATTTCGATAACTTTTTTCTCACCAGTTTCTTTATGAATAATAGGATAAATTGCCATAAGTCAGAATATCAAGATATTTCTATTTAGATCCACTCTAGAGCCTCAGAGACTGTAGGGAACTGTTCGGTAAACACTTGCTTACAATCCAGTGCAAGTTTCATATGCTCCTTCTGAGTGCCATTACCTGTTCTCAGAGTGATGTAATGAATCCATGAGCGACATGATCCTGTCATGTAGATTTTGGTGGGAGTTGCTAGAGGAAGCACCATACGAGCACATTCCTTTGCCACGCCAAGATCAAGCATTTGACCATAGAGTGCCATGGCAGAATCAAATAATGTCTTTGTCTGACGCTCCAGTTTATCCACAGTTACTGGATCGAGATCATCAATCGAATTTTGACGATTTTTTACATCTTGACGACGATATTCTGGAATAGGAATCTCTTCACCAAGAAGAGTTGAATCCGCATAGCGTTGTGAAAATTCTTGATATGTGAAGGATCTATGGCGAAGCACTTGGGCTGCGATTGCACGGGAACACTTGAGTTCCAGTGTCATGTAACTCTGCTCAAATACAGACCAGTGATTGTGCTTGATACAATACTTCAACAATCCAGAAAAATTCTCATTATCTTGATTGTTTGGATTCGACACACGGGCAATATATGCCATGGTCTTTTCGGCATCGGGAGTGATACTTACCAGTTTTGCATTCATTTCTTAAATCCTTTTGATGTTTCTAGTTTAATTCTATCAAGTTCTTCTTCTACCGAACGAATATTTCTTTTCATCTCTATAATTTGTTCTTCGGTATAAAGATGCTCCTGTTTTAGCATTCTTTTCAGGAGTTTTAAAAGTTTAGTTGCTCTATCAGTCATCGTCGTCCTCAAAAACTTCGTCGTAACTTACATAAGGATCGACTTGACTTTCATATTTATATGCGTCAACATCGGACAAAATTTCTGCTTTTAGTGAGTCTACCAATAGTTCTAGGTTTCGAACAATCAATTTAAGTCTTTCTCTGTCCATAAAAAGGTTCTTACTACTCACATTTTAGACAAAAAAAAGGGGGAAGTCAACCCCCCACTCTAAGATCATTTTTGAATTTTACTAAGAAGTAAAACTTCTCCGTAAATTAGACTAATGAATGCTATCATACCCAAAGAACTAAGTCCCAAGAGTTGAAAGATCATTCTTCTCCTCCTACAATTATTACCTGTTTATCATGCTTAATACCACGATAAATTTCACTAAACCAACGCTTTTGTTGGTTTGCGTGTTGCTTTTCACGACGCTCTACGGTGTCGTATGTTACACCACGATAAACTACCTTTGCCATGATTTTACTCCTAAAGAAATGGAAAGTTAACCTTCTCTGCTTACGCAGGATCCGTATTCCCGTTCCTTCAGTCGTTTGCGTCCCAGTTACAAAAATCTCTTACTGTTACAGCGTCCTTAATCGTTTCTACAAGCTCAACCTTTACGGCATCAGGTAGATCCGAATGATCTCTGATAGAAGAAATTAATTCTCTTGCTTCAGAGCAATTTAAGGTTGTATAAAGTAATAATTCAAACATGGGATGAACGATGCTCCGTTCCGCGACTTACTTGCGTCGGGTTTCCCCGATGAACGACAGGTCTATTATAGACCCGATATTCTATATAGTCAAGTGGTTGTATTAACCACTACAAAAAGTTCGGTTTGATACAACTTTTTGTATTACAATTTT